TTGAACTTGCTGAAAGGTGCTCTTGACTCAGGCAAGAAACGTAAAATTTCGTGGTTGTCAGAGTCTAGCACTCTGCGTCGTGAAGGCATCCCAGATCAATTCGACTTCAAAGGCAGTGTGATTTTTATCACTAACTTGAAGTTTGAAACAATGAAATCGCAGAAACTGCGCGATCACTTGGATGCACTGCAAAGTCGTTGCCACTACTTGGACTTGACTCTTGACACCATGCGTGACAAGATCTTGCGTATCAAGCAGATTGCCAAAGACGGTGTGTTGTTTCAAGACTACGATTTTGAGCCTGAGACACAAGACAGCATCATTGAGTTTATGAACACAAATCAAACTCGCTTGCGTGAGATGAGTTTGCGTATGGCATTGAAGATTGCCGACTTGCGTAAACTCAGCCCTGACAACTGGCGTCGTCTTGCAGAGACCACTTGTATGAAAGCAGCCTAACATGGCATGGCTAGCCGTAATTGTTGCATTACTTTGCGGCTACCCATGGTTTGCTGCCTTTATAATTCTTCTTCTTTTACTAAGCGAATAACATGAGTGCCATGGATTGGTCAATGTTGATGATGTTACTGCAAGGTTGGTTGGCCAAGGGCAGTTTTGAACGACAGCAAAATACATTTGGATGGTTTTGGATATGCCTAAGCGCATGGAATTTAGCCGAGGTATTGAAATTGATTTTTTAAGGTTTGCGGAGTAAATCCGCGATAACAAAGTCGCAGTGAATTTCTAGCCCGGCGACTTTTTACACAGGCACTTCGGTGCCTGTTTTTTTGACTTTTAATTTGTCATGTGTTACTATATACAACATGATTAAAATTTGTTTCCCTCAAGGATGCTACGGATCGTATCTGTCAAGATGTCTTTACAATTATACCAATCTGAGAGAAACAGAGCTTGATCAATTTGATTTTGATGATGCTGGAAGCAGCCATAATCATAGAGACAGTTTAAAAATCGACCACAAGATAAAAATTGATCATTTAAATCACAAAATATCATTCACCCACCTTGACACTACTGTAGCAATTTTACCTTGTGATGGTCATCGACTTGATTATTTTAACAATCAGTTTAGTAAACAATCCCATAGTCAGATAATAAAATACTTAGATTTAGTTCTTGGCAAGGAACTTATTGAATCCAAATTAAGACAAGGATGGAATTACAACGGCCCAGTTGATGAGCTAATTCCTGTTTGGATTCTGCGTGAATTTATTTCGTTATGGATTACTGATTGTTTTGATGATGCATACTCCGTTGAAAATTACCAACAAGTTCCGCATACAATATCTATTACTACTCGAGATATTTTTTTAGATTTTTTAAACACTATATTTAAAATTTGTAATGCAGTTGGATTGACCGTTGAGTTTCAAGATTCAATCATGCTACAGAACCATTTGAAATTTTTGAATGCACAAAAATATCACGGATCTCAGAGCAGATGTGAGCAATGGTGTCACAACGTTATACAAGGTAGCAGTGCCTTAAATCCTTGCAAAACAATTTTAGATGAGGCTTACGTTCAATATTATCTTAATCAGCAAGGATTTAAAATTCAATGCGACGGACTAAATGTATTGCCAGCAATATCAACAAAACTAACAGAGATTATATATAAAGAATGAAAAGAGCAACAATAACAATACGTGACGAAGTCAATATCAAAATTGAAGGATTGGATCTTGATGTTCGACGCGAACTTGTAAAGAAATTCAAATACGATGTGCCTTACGCACGTTATCTACCAGCAGTGAGACTAGGTCGGTGGGATGGCAAGGTGGCATACTTCCAATTGGGCGGCAGCACGTATGTGAATCTTTTGCCGGACATTGTGCCTATTTTAGAAAAACACAATTATGATATTGAGCTAGATGATCAACGTGAGTACACTACCACATTTGAATTTGCACAAGTTACAGAAAACACATACCAAGATAGAAAATGGGCCAAAGGGCATCCATTAGAAGGGCAACCTATCTTATTGCGTGATTATCAAGTTGAAATTGTCAATAACTTTCTAGCCAATCCGCAATGCTTGCAAGAGGTAGCCACAGGCGCAGGTAAAACTATAATGACAGCCGCACTAAGTGATGCGGTCAGCAAGTATGGTCGTAGCATTGTGATAGTGCCAAATAAAAGTCTTGTTACTCAAACAGAAAAAGACTACATCAACATGGAGTTAGATGTGGGTGTGTACTTTGGTGATAGAAAAGAATACGGAAGATCACATACCATCTGTACTTGGCAAAGTCTAAACAACTTGTTAAAGAACACAAAGAATGGCATAGGTGATTGTACTATACAAGAGTTCTTAGAAGATGTGGTGTGTGTGATAGTAGACGAAGTGCATATGGCCAAAGCAGATGCACTTAAAACTCTGCTCACAGGTGTGATGGCCGCAGTGCCAATTCGCTGGGGCCTAACAGGAACAATTCCTAAAGAACTGTTTGAAAGCCAAAGTCTATTGGTAAGTTTAGGCCCAGTAATATCCAAGCTGGCTGCAAGCAAGTTACAAGATCGTGGTGTATTGGCGCAGTGCCATGTGAATGTGGTGCAACTGGTAGACACACGTGATCACAAAACCTACCAAGAAGAACTAAAATATCTATTGGAAGAACCAGGTAGGCTAGATGCAATTGCACAGTTAGTGCTACAAGTAAATGAAACGGGCAACACACTAGTGCTAGTGGATCGTGTGGCAGCCGGACATGAATTAGTTTCACGTCTTGGTGATCGTGCTGTGTTTGTGTCAGGTGCAACCAAGGCCAAAGCCCGGCAAGATGAATACGATGAAGTGGCTATCAGCACAGACAAAATTATTGTGGCCACTTATGGTGTGGCAGCAGTGGGTATCAACATACCGCGTATCTTCAACCTGGTCATGCTTGAACCAGGTAAAAGTTTTACTCGAGTGATACAATCAATTGGGCGAGGTATACGCAAAGCTGAAGACAAAGATCATGTACAGATATGGGATATTACTAGTACGTGCAGATTTAGCAAACGTCATTTGGCCAAACGTAAAACTTTTTACAACGACGCAGAGTATCCTTATACCCAGGAAAAATTAACATGGCAATGAAGAAATTATTAGTAGTAGGTGACAGTTTTATGACACGTGACACAGACTATCCAGGTCAACATTGGAGTGAAATGTTGCCCGAGTATGATGTTATCATGCATAGTGTGTCAGGCAGCAGCAATGGTATAATTGCATATCACTTCTTTCAAGGGTTAAAACTCAATCCTGATGCAATAGTGATAGGACTTACTATGCCGGATCGTATTGAATTTCCTATTCCGCCAGGACGGGTGCCAGGCCAACGTTACGAAAACAAAATATGGTATAGTAGTGCAAACAGTGCGTTAACCAAAGATCAACAATTGGCAGCAGATTTATTTCGTGCAACTTCGGACACTAATATGAACATTTTTAAATCCATATTGATAGCTAGAAGCATGTTTTTAGAATGCGAACGTCGAAAGATTCCGTATGCATTCAATTGGAACACATTGTATGGAGCCAATAACACTGGTACCCCAGATCATCCAATGATAGCAGACATTGTGAATGATTTTTCATCAAGAAGATGCAGTAATCTAAATGGGCACATCTTTAAAATGCATCCAGGTTTTCATAACGATGATCCAGTCTATCAAAAAAGAATGGCCACAGAAGTGCGGCACATACTCACAACGGTTGACTTTGACTAATAAAACACTTATAATAAACTCATGCGTATCCTTACATTAGATAATAAACCTTACGACCTCGATCATTTACCTGAAGAGGTAGATGACATGAGATTTGCCATCCTAGACAATTCTGACCCGGCCAATCCAGACTATCACTATATTCCGCTGATCTTTTTAGAAAGTTTTAATGCACCTGCACTAGTATTACAGATAGGTGATTTCAAGATCAAAATGCCAGTTGATTGGCAAATACTCATTGGTGAACCCGATGTAGGTGATCTAGAAATGCTTCCTCTCACAAGTGTAAATGATCGTGGATTTAAAGTTTTTCAATTCAACCCATTAAGCAGTTTCCGGCCAAGTTTCCCATCATTGGAAATTATTGATGTATATCAAGAAGTGGCATGGTATGCACCTAAACTAAAGAATGGGCAGATGTTGTGTGTGCCAATCAATGACGCAGAGCAACCTGACTGTGTGTACTTTGTGAAAGACATCAGTCGCAACTGCGAGATTGTAGATTACAACCGAGCCTGGTAATGGGAAAATTAAAGCCTGGCGTTAAACTCATATATGAACGTGATGGCGGCGTGGTGTATTCTCGCGAAGCTGGGTCAAATCCAGGCACACGAACAGAAGTGGGATATGACTTTGACACATACGAAGAACGCAGAGATCATGACATCAGAGTGAGTATGAAAAAACGACACGACTCACTGATGGAAGATAAACTCTGGGGCGACATACGCCGAACAGCCAAGACCAATCCTGCTTTACAAGATGCTTTGGAACGTGCTATAATGATCTATCATCTTACCAAAACAAAATGAACGACGACTATATTGATGTAACTAAATTGCCTGGTCAGAATATTTCAAAATATATTGACGAGCATTTTTTACATCTATGTAAAAATAAATCTGTGTTAGAGATTGGGCCGTATGACGGGTGGATAAGCGAACTTATTATAAAACATCAGCCATACAATCTCACGTTACTTGAAGCAAACAAAAATTCAGTTAGTCATTTAAAATCAAATCCTAATTTAAAATTATGCAACGTCCTATTAGGAGATATGCATTCAGATTTAAATCAGGTTGGGCCAGTTGATGTGGCTGTGGTGCTAGGAGTAATCTACCATAGTCATGCACCATTGCTTGTGTTAGAGGAACTGGTAAATCATTGTGATCCGCAGACTGTACTACTTGACAATCCTGGACAGAAGTTTTACTGGTCCGAAGAACCAATAAATGACCCGGGCATGCGACATACTGTTACTGACAAAAAAACTTGTGGAATTGTAATCACGATTGATGAAGCAATGATAGTCACAGCAATGACACATCTTGGATACCGGCTACACGTAAAACATTTTTTACCTGAGAACTCAAATTTCAAAGGAAAATTAGTACCTATCTATCAATTTGAAAAACAATGGATAAACTAAACATCAACAACGAGATGCGTCAACTGGACGCAAAGAACCGTGGCTTCTATGATGAACTCACGCCAGAAGAACGCCGGAAGTTCAGTACATTCCTTATGGTACGTTGGGGATCAGCGGTAGATGGCAATAGAGAGATCCAGGAATACTATGTGCAGAGCGTAAATCATTATCTCAACAAACACTTCTTTACCTTGCACAAGCATCCTAAACTACAATGGCTAATGGCCACAGCAGCCAGCCCGGGACTGGGCTCAATGAAGCACAGCTGGATATCACTCAAAAAGAAAGAAGCTGGAGACTCAGCATTGAAGAAGCAATTGCGTGAATTGTATCCACACTTTAAAGATGATGAAATTGATTTAATGTCTAAACTCACAGACAAAAAAGAAGTTGCACAACTGCTACGTGCTCATGGAACCGACAAGTAATTTCACATGTAAGTATTGCTCAAGATCATTCAGCAAGGAAACCACGCTGAGTGTGCATGTTTGTGAACAAAAGAAACGCTATCAGGAATCTTCAGAACGTGGTGTACAACTAGGACTACAAGGCTACTTGAAGTTCTACGAATACACACAAGGATCTGCCAAACTAAAATCATGGGACGACTTTGCTACATCACCTTACTACCGAGCATTTGTGAAATGGGGTAGGTATTGTGTGGGAGCCAAGGTGATCAATCCTTCAAGATTTATAGAATGGCTACTAAACGGTAATCGAAAGATTGACAACTGGTGCAGCGATAAGTTATACACAGAGTATCTCATAACTTATGTACAGAAAGAAACTGTAAATGATGCGTTGGCCAGAGCCATTGAATATGGAATTGATTGGAGTGAAAAGAGTGCAGCACCTTCACATGACTGTTTGCGATATGGTAGTACAAACTCCACATGCTATGCCATAACCACAGGCAGGATCAGTGCTTGGGTGATCTACAACAGTGAATCAGGACAGAAGTTCTTGAATGAACTGAACGCAGAGCAAGTGGCTATGATATGGCCTTACATTGATTCAGACCTATGGCAAAAGAAGTTTGTGGATTATCCAGCAGATCAGGAATACGCAAAAGAAATACTAACACAAGCAGGATGGTAATATGATAAAGAATGTGCATGGTGCTGGAAAATATCTAGTGGCCTATAACAACAGCGCGAGCAATTATATAAACAATTACACCGGATCACAAGGTGTTGGTAATATAAGATTTAATACCAGCAATCAAACCATGGAGGTGTACGATGGTGCTATGTGGCAGACTCTCAAAATGGGCGAGTCTAGCGTGAGTCTAACACAGGATGCTGTGGAAGCCTTGGATTGGGTAAATCAAAAGCGTGAAGAAGAACGCAAGATACAAGAATTGGCTGAGAAATATCCTGCTGTGGCTGATCAGATGGCAGCAGTGCGCGAAGCTGGAGAAAAACTACTCATGATAGCAGCATTGGTTGAAATATGAGCGCAGATATTGACATTGA